TATTTCATGGTACCATTATATCATAATAAAGGGTTGTTTGTCAAGTCATATTTTCAATTCAATTCCGGTAGAGGGTATTTTATCTGTTATCACCAAGCGGAAATTATTTTTGCCTGTTCTGGCTGATTGAAAAATGATAGGGTAGCCATCTTTATTTGTTCTTTTCAATGCGATTTCCATCTGGTTATCAGAATCAAGATCCCTCTTACGGATTCTGAAATAGAAGTCTGGAACCTTTTTCATATATTGGGCGACACTATAGAACGATCCGTTGACTGTGATTTCACCGGATTTGGGGTTGGCTTTACCAACAACATCCATTTTTCCGATATACATGTAATCAATGGGTCCGCCCATTTTGGCATTACCCGTAAGAATCTTTTTGACGAATTGGTCTGGTATACGGATGAAAATATCAGGCACAGAATTTGCGTCTACAACGTCGCCATCCTTCAGTTTGATTTTCTTGATGTATTTTTTGACGGCTATATACAATTTGTCAAGCAATTCTGGTGCGATAGTCTGAATGCCTACAAGTCCACCACCAGCCAGTGACGGTGCTGTTTCACCCTTGTTTGATATACCGAGTTTCTTACCGGCTTGGGTCAATATATAAACGTCAATGTATGGCTCTTGGCCAACAGACGATAGACCCTCATTTTTTTCAGCCTTCAACATTTTGTGTTTTGTGCCGAGGGTCTTGAAATAAAAATTTGAAGACTTTTTGGCAGCCTTGTTTATCAGATTTATCAAACCCAATTCTTGTCTTTCAGATCCACCACCGGAGGATTTACCAGCGACGCCACCGAAATCTTTATCTTTGAAAAAGAAGGTGGGTCTCATCCACTTTTTACTTTTCTTGTCCATGACCTCTATCTCAAGATAGTCAGAACCCTTCTTTTCGTTCAGAAATAATCTCATTGTCCCATCTGTTAATTTAACAGCGGAAGTTTTGTTATTCATTTTCATTCGGGCTTTGCCCGTGCAGACCAAGGCGTTACCGTCTTCTGTTTTCAGAAGGAAGGAACCCTTGTTTTTAACCCTAGCGGCAAATACAGCCGGATTGTCTCGCTTCAGCAAGTCATTATAACTGATAACAGCCATCGAAAATACTCCTTATGGAGTATTTAGGATTCCCAGGTGATGGTCTCACCAGGGTTGATGGTCTCATGGCCATTATCAACGATAACGTCATTAGACACATTTGTCCAAACGATATCACGATCGCCCATGCGATTCATCACTGAATATTTGGTTAGGATACCTTCCGCAACCAAATCACCCATGGCTTTGCCACGGGAAGAACCACTGGCTGCGATAACTGTTTCTATTCTCATAATTTACTACTCTTTTCTAAGCGGTTAACAGGACAAAATCGTAACCGAACTCGGCTACTGCATTGCTAAAATATTTTCTGGCGCCATCTTCATCATCGGTGAAAACAACGGATTCGACAGGGGTAGAAACGATAATAATCATATTGCAAAAACTCCAACAGGCATTGTTTTACTGACGAAAGCGGGCTGAACTTCAAACTGGCCGAGGGTATCGTCGTCCCAAATTATCTGGGCTAAAGATTTGCCACCAACAAGTTTGAAACCTTGAATTTCACCATATGAGGTTGGAACTCCAAAGCCCCATTTTCCGAAAACTTTTGTTCCTGCTTGAATCATTTTTCTCTCGCTTTTCTCTCTAATTGATCTTACTATTTGATCATGCACTATTTCTGACCAAATGTCAACCCCGGAATCGCTTTTTTTAGCGATACCAGGGCGTTTTATTCATTTATTGTGTTGTGTTGCTTATTTACAACATTAGACTTATTTGAAAGGATTTTTCTTTTTCGTCCCCGGCAAAAGCGAATATTTACTGGTTTTCATAGCGTGTATTTTTATTTCGCCTTGCACCTCATAGTATTCACTGCGAGTACCAACACGCATTTTGAAAGAACCTTTGCCCGCAAGAAGCGGCACGTCAGACGGAACACCCAGCGGATTTGCCCGACCAATCATATAAAAATCATCGCCAGCTTGCATATAGAAAGCGGGCTCTGTTTTACCGTTAATATAATGGTCAGTCACAATGCCTCCGAGATCAACATCAGGGTCACTTAGAACGTATCTATTGAAACCAGGCTGGCTTACATATTCTTTCATAGTCTTGAGAGATATAACATTTTTTTCTTTTTTCAATTGACCTTTGTTGGTCGCAATGAAAGGTTTTTTGATGCCTGAATAATCCGCCAGACCCTTGATGAATGCCTTAGTCATTTTTGACTTGTTCATTCTTGTGACGGCCTCTTGTGCAGCCCTGGTAGTGTAAGTGGTTTGCCAAGTCGTGCCGTTATAGAAAACTCTTGGGTTTGATAACTGGTCGCTGTGATTCATTTTCACTTCCAACCAAGTTGAAGCGCCGTTGTTTCTTGTCAGACGAATATCTGAAAAGCCAGTGCCAACGGATGGTCGTTCAGCTTCCATGCCCGGGGTCTTACTGATATGTTTAGCCAAGTCCTTTTCAAATTTGTCAGACTTAGCAGATTCTATCAAGGTGAAGTATTCGTTAAATGTTTGCATTAGAATAGTGTCACTTCATTTTCTATTTGTTCATTGTATTTATAAATTCGGTTAGCTGCAAACTCAATATATTCTTCTTTGGCATCAATACCAATCAGTTTGCGTTTGGTTTTCATCGCAGCCACTGCACTAGAACCAGACCCCACGAAAGGATCAAGAATAGTCTCGCCCTCCAACGAAGCCAATTTAATCATCCATTCAGCCAGTTTAGGTGGATATGTAGCTGGGTGATTTGTTTTTTCATTAGAGCTAACCGTCACTTCGACATAATCTTTACACCTACTCATACCTTCCGTAAATCCATCTGAATAACCTGCACCCCATTGCTGGGTATTTTTACCGGCTTGACCCTTTGGTAAACCTATTCGCTTCGATGGTTTTCCATTATGCTTTGGATACACGATTGGTTGGTTCACTTTAGAAAACCAACAAATCCGTTCCCACGATCTTCGGGGTCTTTTGTTATTCCCAACAGGCATTGAATCTGGTTTAATCCAAATCAATTCATCGGGCTCGATCCAACCATTATCTCTTAGGTGCAACTTGGTCCGCAACACATAATCAGACAGAATACCGTTGTTGATATTCTCCCTGATATTAATGAAAATGTTACCAGTCTCTCTAAGGCTGACAGCGTTCATCCAATCCAGGGTAAATTGTGGATAATCAGCCTCTGCGATACTGTCATATAAATCTTTTCTCTGGGTGCCATACGGCGGCGAAGTAACAACACCATCAACGATGCTGTCGATACTATTCAAAACATCAACACAATTACCATGATAAAGGGTCACATAATCATTCTGAAAATAAGGTTTCATTTTCTCTCCATATATCTCGTATATAATCCTATTTGGCGACCATACGCTTCAATTTCCCATGGGTAATCCCAATACTCCTGGTCGTCACCGAAGGTGTATTTCTGGCTATTAAATCGTATCAGGGGTTGTACTGTGCGGATGTATTCCATAAACTCACCTTTGGCCATTTGCTTCAGGTGAACCATTTCGTGGGCTACTGTCGAGAGTGTATCAGCCATGGTCATACCGGCGTCAATATGCAAAGTGAACTCTCTGGGTCGATCGTTCGTATCCTCCCATTCACAAAGGCCCTGGACCTCATGTTCCGCGACAAGTCGTGGGTCTAGCTTGATGGTTACATGAATCAAATCAGAAAGTCGCCGTGACATAAGCAGAGAACCAAAGAAGATCGTCGCAGGTGGAATTGCGGCTATCTTCTTTTTGTTGGTTCCAATAACATCGACTAACACGGCATGACCATAGGGATGATAAAGAAGGCTGGTGTGAATCCATTGAAGCCAGCTCCACCCTCCCTCTGTCTCTTGAACTTGGTCGCGTCTTTACGATCTTTGAATGAAGCGAGTTTCAATTGCGTCGTGATTTCAAGGACAATCCATTCACCAAGTTTCTTTTTCACTTCATAGTTTTTCATACCTTGAACCCCTCAAACTTTTTGCGGCCCATCTTCTTTGTCGCCCATTTCATGCTGTCTTCCTCTTTTGCTCTTTCACCATATTCGGTGCTGTCCATGACAGGTTTATCTTCATCATCTTGAGCGGTTTGCTCAACATCGTAAAGGCGCATCTTAGGTCTATCTACACCAACAACAAACTTGGTGTAATTGTTTACATCGGCGTATCGGTTTTTGAGTTGCTTGACCATAATCTGATTCGCAGCGGCCAACTCCTCATTAGTGATAAGTGCCACCATAAAATCCACTGTCGCTGGCAAACCAAAACTTTCTGACGTATCTTCAAGGCCAGGGTCTGAATTAGTGAAGCCTGATCTTGTTGTTTGTGTTGCAGAAATAATAGGTACGTTTCTTTCAACAGCAAGTCCCCTAATTTCTTCTGCAATGGACTTGATAAGGGTGTATGAATTGACATTGTTTCCCGCTTTCACTCTGTTCGAAATACAGATATTGATATAGTCAATGAATATCACCTTCGGCACAAAATCACGCTTCAATTTCAACTCATTCAACAAGTGACGGAACTGACCCACACCAGCACAGGCCGTTGGGTACTCATGGATAATCAATTTGCCATTTGTCTTGGCTTTGATTTTATCCACCTTGTTCATGAAGGTTTCCTTGTGAACACCTTCGATATCGTCTAATGCTATATTTAGGAGATTCGCATCTATGCGTTCGGCAATGCGTTCTTCTGCCATTTCCAGGGTGATATAGAGAACATCATGGCCACTCTCAAGGTATTTCGCTGCCATATGGCACATGACCAAAGTTTTACCAATACCAGTACCAGCCAAGAAGACATTCAAGGATTTATTTGGTAATCCACCCTTGGTGATCTTGTTGAAATACTCAAGGTCAAACGGAATGCGGGATTCTTTTTTCCGATAGAAGTCAAACCGGTTCTCGGCGTCTTCTAGGAAATCGTGACCAATATGATTGTCGAAACAGACAGACAAAGCCTTGGTCATAATTTCGGGGATAGAACCCGAACCAACGCCATCCACATTGCCATCAATGATAGAAATGGATTCCATGACGCCGTTATAAACAGCCTTCTCCTGACAGAATTTCTCTGTATTCACCAAGAGCCATTCGTCGGACACAGTTTCATGTTCCACCGCAACAATCTCTAACAGTTTGTTAGAATTATCAAAGAGGTTCTCATTCAGATTGGCGTCGTTATCTAGTTCGATAGCAATCGCGGCTTTGGATGGTGGTGCGTTGTATTCTTCAAAGAATTCTTTTACTTTGGTGAATACGGTGCGTTCGGTCTCATCTTGGAAATATGCTTCATCAATAAACGGTAGAACTTTCCTGTTGTATTCTTCATCAAAAAATAGGCTATTTAGGATCGTCGTTTCGATTCGGCTCATGGTCTCTCCTGGTCATTTCTTGTTCGATAATGTCACAAAGGATATGGAAAATTTGCTCCTCAAAAGCCTGAGGTTCAAATTCGACATTGTTGGTATCGACTACATCATACGAGAACTTGAATGGTAAACTATTATCCTCGTCTGGGTTGACATTTTGTGGGATTGAAACCCAGTTATACTTGTAGACAATGCCTTGGTATTTACCCTCTTGAATAATCACATTGTACCATGCGTCCTCGTCTGGTCCTGTCTCAAGTAATTCATATTGTAACATTAAAACCACTCCATTATAAATGCGCCAATCAGAATGCCAAGAGACAGGCACATCCAAATGGCGGTTGCGCCTGCGGCGACATAGAACATCCACAGACCAAATTTCTTGATCTCTTTCCATTCAAGGGTGAACATTATTCGCTCTCCTCGCCATCTTCACTGTTCAGTGAATCTTCGATTTCTTGGGCTGAACCATACATGAACATCTTGCCCACTTGGTCGTCACAGGCTTGCATGACTTCTTCGGTGAAATATTTCTCTGGGTTACGGTAGACTTCCTTTTCCCAAACCTTCGAACCGTCTTGCAATTCGATACGACCAGCCTTTTTCCAAATGCCAGACGCAACAGCCACATCGGGAAGACCATGCCAACGAGACAAACCCTCGGCGTAAGTCAATAGAACTTTGACCACAGATTTTTCTTTAGTCAAGCGAGACTTGACAAGACGACAACCGATTTGGTTACCGATGAAATCCTTACCGTCTTTTTCAGCAGCCTTCGACAGAAACACAATGGTTGACGCTGAATATTTCAATCCAGAACCACCACCCATTACCTTACCGCCATACATGCTTATTGAATCATATGTGTGGTTAGTAACCAAAAGCGGGATGCCCATCTTGCCGAGTTTCAGGGTGAGAACACGGAAGGTCGCTTTGGCAATAGCCGAGCGTGTCATATCTTTTGTTTCAGAACCTTCCATGGTGTCTTCGATTTCTTTGGTCGTTGATAGCATACCAAACGAATCAAGAGCCATGACCATTGGGCGTTTTTCTTCACCCTTTTCATAGTTGTCCAGAATCTTCAGAACCTGGGTACGGAATTCTTGAATGGTTGTGACAGGCACAATCATCACTCGGCTGGAATCAATGCCACGATCCTCTAACATATTTTTAGAGATAGCAGATTCAGATTCGAAGAAAACACAAACGGCTTCTGGGTTACCATCGAGAAACGACTTGATAACACCGAGAATGAAAAAGGTTTTACCCGTTGCTTCTTCACCAGCAATGGCGGTAATCTTGTTGTCTGGAATACCACCCCAAATGCTACCACTCATAAGAGCGTTAAACATATAAGAGCCGGTGTCGATATATCCGCCAACGTCACCAGCAAGAATGCCGGAGGAAGCAAGCGCGGCATATTCGTTGTTTATGCCCTTGGTTACTGTCTTGAAAAAATCAGCCATCTTTATTCTTTTCCTTCATTTTCGATTCGTCGCAGGGATAAGCAAGGTCACCCCATGAAAACATTCTATCTCTTGCGCCACATTTTACACAATATTCGTCGTAACTTGAGGCATCTATTGAAATCCTGGTATCATGGCTATCATGTGTCTCTATCATCCTCAATTTCTGTGTAATTCATTGTTGCGCTTTCATCTTTCCCGACGGCATAGAAAAATCCATCCCATTGTGAAGCCTGATGGCGTTCTGCTATCATGGCATTAGAGCCATATGAATAGGTATCCAAATGCCCAACAATCGTTATTGTCTCGCCAGCATTGTGGTGGTAAGTTTTGCCTACCTCAAATATCATTTTTTTCAACCTTCTTATAGACTTCGGTCATTCTTACGTCTGCGCCATACATCGGGCAAACATGAATATATTGGGGAAGTAAACCATCGATCCGCTCCTCGTCGGAAGCACCACAAATGAATGGTCCGGCTTGTTTCCAATTGGCAATTTTATTGATTTGACTTAGTAAGCGCCGAACTTCTAAAATTTCCTTTTTAGCCTCGGTGATAATCCATGCTTCGGTAGAACTATGAATTTCATAATCACCCATCATTTCGACTATATCACCTTCGACAACTTCGCCCTGTTTCATTATCATTTCAAATCTCCTATTATGATCATACACCACTTCTAGCGTTTTGTCAAGAGAAAAAATCTTCTAATGTCGCGGAGTTATCGGTCTTCCAACCAATCACTTCGGCAATGTTTTTCACCGGGTCGAGAAATGTTTTGGTGAACTGCAATTCGTAATCAATATATTTCTCAATCCCAAACTCGGGTGGTAGAATATCCACCACAGAAAGAACTGGTGATTGAATGGTATTCGGCATTTTCAAATAACAGCATTTGATTTTCTCGCCCTCTTTGACCTTATCGTATTGCTTGGTCAGTTTCTTGGCTTTCAACAGAGCATTGAATACCAAAGCACCCTTTACATGAAACGGCGTTCCTTTGGTGAAAATCTCTTTTCCGCCATCGTACTTTGCGATTCCATTCACGCCACTCGGTTTAGCCACATCCATGAAATCCATTGCATAGAATTTTTCACGGAAATCTTCAATGTGGGCAACCAACTCTTTTTGTGTCCCTGTCAGCATAAGGCCGATACAGGCTTTGATAGCCGTCCGGCAAGATTGTGGTGTTGACGATCTGACAACCTCCAACCCCATCACTTTCATTTTGGGTTCTGAATACCGAACACCCTCGTCGTCTAAGACGTTTAGGGCATAACGCTTTTTGTTGGTCCAGATTCCAACGGGCGCAATAATCTCGCGCTTCATTTTCATCTTGTGTTTGCCGTTCAGAGTTTTAGTAAGGTCCTGGTAACACCTATCAATATACGGTTCAATTTTCTCTTTACCGGTTCGGGATAGAAATTCGACAATTTTTTCATCCGGCGTTCCTTCTTCAAAGACTTGATTAACAAGTTCGTCAAGCCTAAGGTAAACGGAGTCGGTATCAGACGCAATGACATAATCTTTCCCTTCGGTCTTCAGGAGTTTGTTTAGGTATTTATTCAACTTGTCTTCAATGAATCGAATAATCACCTGCCCCGACATTGTGATAGCCTCTGCATTCCGCAAGTCATAGAAACGGAAATACTGGCTGCCCATAGCGCCGTATGCACTGTTGAGGGTAACCTTCAAAGCGTTCTGGTAGTTATTCCATCGGGCGATTTCTTTTTCATCACTTGGGTCTTTGGTCTTTTCAAATCGCCTTTTCGCATCCAACATTTTACCCTTGGCTATCGTGCGACCATCATAAAACTCTTGCATAAGTTCTGACAGAATTCCGGTGAACTCTTTGGTATACAGAGAGCCGTTACAAGCCACAGAAAATTCGTCGTGCATAGGTTCGGTGATTCGACTGTAAATCAAATCCTCAATACGGATATCCATATTGATTTGTTGAATGGTGTCGGGACCGATGTTGAACATCATAATAATGTGTGGGTACATACTGGCAAGATCGAAAGACATAATCCACCGATGCTTACCGATAAGTGGCGCTTTCACATATGCGCCCTCAAAGGTATCGCTCTTGTCATGGTGTCTCTTGGGTGGAACGACCACGCCTTTATCAAGCAAGTGATTGTGGGTAATCGCATCCCACATTCTTACTTGCTTATGAACGTCCGGTAAATTCACCTTGGTCAAATACGCAACAGACAGAGCCTGTTCGATAAGTTTCATCTTATCATCAATCCGGCGAACCAACGCAACGTCTTTGATGTTGTATTCGATAAATTTCTGGTAGTCGTTTAGGTAGAGTTTGTGAAGGGTGCCATGCTCGGCATAGTCAAGTTTCTTTTCACCCAATTCGACAAACGAGATATGGTCCAGTTTATAGGACTCCTGCATTGCGCCAGAGTATCGCTTGTATAGGTCGAGGTAATCCAATTCGGCAATGCCCACGATTTCATAAGCCTGCTTTTTCGTACCATAGCCCATGTTTATGGTTCGTTCATAGATACGACCCCATGGCGAAAGCCTGTTAGCCATCTTTTCACTAAAGAGTTTTGTGATCCGGTTGACGAGATAGGGGATATCGAAAAGTTGAATGTACCATCCGGTGATAATGTCGGGATAGTTTGACGACCAGAAGTCCAGAAAGTTCAAAAGCAAATCTTTCTCGCCCTTGCATTTCATGTAATTGACATTTGGGTCTTCGTTCTCAAAGTCGCCACAGCCCCAAACGAAATATCGGTTCTTGACTTCCATGGTGATAGATACAACCTCCTCGTCTGCGGCTTCCGGTTGTGGAAAGCCGTTTTCAGAGGCGACCTCAATATCAATGTTGGCAACTCTTAGAACGGAACTGTCATAGTCAATAACGCCTGGCCACTGTTCGTGGATGTAAGTATAATTGAAAAGGTTAGAACCATAAACGGTAAGATTAGCAACATCTTGGTAACTCTTGTAAAATTCTTTTGCTTCGCGGATAGTGTCAAATTCTACATCACCAACAGTTTGCCCGTCGATAGTTTTGAAATTACCCTCTCGTCCAGAGACATAGAGGGTTGGTTGGTACGGAACCTTCTTAGAGTACCGAGTGCCATTTTTCACTCCTCTAAGAAGAATACTATTTCCGTATACTTGAACGTCGGTATAAAAGTCCATCATAATTCCTTGATTATATCTACCAGTATATCATACTTTTGGTCGATCTGTCAAGACTTTATGGTAGAATAATTCCCGGCGTGTTAGGCATAGCAATTGGGCTGGACGCTTGTTTATAGTTGTCGATAATGCCTTGAACTGGCTCATACATAAACATGATTTTGTCGTGGGCGATAGTCAATTCATCTTTTACAGCCAGTGGCAGCATCGGCGATAATCCCATATGAGGGTTACCTTTTTCGTCGGTTTGAACGTGAAGTTGCCAAGGTTTACTCAAGACCCAATTTGCCGGCGGAATATAATCTACCATCGGGCCTGCACCTCTATTTACGTCTGCCACCAATTCTTCACCACTGATAAGTCGTACTACATTAATTGTCATTATCTAATCTCGCTTTCAATTCGTCGGCTTTTAAAACCAAGCCGAGTATTCCAAAATAAATTATTACGCCTACCGTTACACCGACAAACATCCAATCCATTTAATTATCCCTGTAATCTCCGCTTTGCTTCTGCGGTACGTCCAGCTACAAATGCATCAAAGAAGGTAGAGGTAAATCTTACCTGCATCAACGCCTTAAAAAAGTTTTTCAACATTCTTACCACCTATACGCATTGTGATCGAACGGGCGACAAGCGGGATTCGCATTGCAGCGTTCTTGATACATGTATGGGTGTTCTGACCTTAGATAGTCCATATAGTCACGGTAGTTCTGTTTCGCTTGTTGGCGCTCTTTGATTCGAGCCACCAATTTCTTCAAGATTTTCATCTTCTTTATCTTTCTGATATTCAGGGGGTACACGCCCGTATCCTACGGCACGGTCCCACTGTCTTTGGGTATAGGTATTATAATTCGATTTTGGTATAGACTGTTTTTCCATCAATCTTCTCCGCCTTCAAAATTTCTTTTCTGTTGATGCCGTCTTCCCATGGACCAACATATGAACAGTGAATCCACCCAGCGTGGGGATCATCGTCGTCAAGATATTCAAGTATCAACTGGTCGAAATCCAAAATCTGGGAAATCCACACAGCAAGACCGTAGTTATCTTTTTCAACACATTCAAAATCAGCGGCTTCGCCTTTAGAATGTTGGCTCGTTGTCGATCCGCCGATTGCTTCGTTCAAGTCTTCTGACCGATAACCAGAAGATATTGTGGTAGAACCAAACTTGTTTCGAACTGGCTGCAAAACATGAACGCACAGTAGGCGCATATTTTCAATGTGTTCGTCGGTGGCGTCGTTAGAAATTCCCTTGCGGGTGGCTATCTGACTTTTGGTCATTTCAGCCAAAGTGAAGTTGTTTGATAGTTTCATTATTTACACCTCAAAAGATATGCTGTGGTACGTCATTGCACCACAGCATATCTATGCTTATTTGATTTCGATGGTGCGGGTTTTCTTTTCTTCTGGAACAATTCTTTCCAGAGTGATAATCAGAAGACCGTTTTCCAATTCGGAACCCATCACTTCAATGTCATCGGATAGGGTAAACTTCTTTGTGAAGTCACGGCTTGAAATTCCTTTGTGTAGGAATTCAACCTGGTCGCCCGCGGGGCAACATTTGCCATCAATCGTAAGGACATTATCCTCAAGGGTGACAACCAGTTCTTCGTTCTCGAATCCAGCCACAGCCAATTCAATGGCATAGGCGTTGTCGTCGTAACGGCAAACATTGTGGGGAGGGTAGGTGTTTTGAGCTTTGCCGGTAAAGCCTTCGACCATTTCAAAAAATGGATCAAAGCCGATGCCGAATTGTTCAAAACCCTGTGGGAGTGTTAGTGTTCTTACCATGTGTTTTCTCCTGTAAAGCAAGAAATTATATGCAACCCATTATTGGCATTGCACTTCTATTTAGTCTGTTCTAACTGCTCATTTGCACAATCTAAACAAACTATTGCTCTTTTATCTGCGATATGAGCATCACCGCATGTTGAACATTTTTGGCAATACCAGCCAGGAGCCCAACCAACAGACCGTAATTCTTCTGTGAATTCTTGGTCTGGCATCTTGTGGTCAAGAAGATCAACCATCAGTTTGTGCCTGTAGACCCAAAACCACCTTCACCGCGCTCGGTGTCATCAAGCATATCAACCGCTATCAGATCGACGCCCGGAATTCTTTGGATAACCATTTGTGCGATCCGGTCGCCCCGGGTCACATTAAAATTTACATCGCCGTGGTTGATAAGAATCACACCGACCGTACCACGATAATCGCTATCAATTGTGCCTGGGGAATTCAATACGGTAATGCCGTGCTTGAATGCTAGTCCAGACCGAGGGCGAATCTGCGCCTCATAACCTCTAGGCATTTCCATAGAGAAGCCACACTGAATTAGTTTTGAGCGCCCGGGCGCGATACCATCCACACCATCGACATAGGCGTACAAATCCATACCCGCAGCCTCTTGACTGCCGTATGAAGGCATCTTACCACCTGGCTCTAATTTGATTTTAACAGGGCACACTAACATATTCGTCATAACAAAACTCCATCATTTAGTATTTGCGACCGATATTGTATTTGGTCTTCAACTCCCAATTCTTCTTTTCGGCGAACGGGAGAATTTTCATTGCGCTTAGTAGGGCGACTGGTTGGGCACTCTTGTCTGGTTCAGCCAGTTCAAGTAATCCCCAATCGTCTAATAGATTCGCTATCGTATTCCTGCGGCCTTGATCGTCGGTTCCGAAATCTGTTGGCTTACCATCCAGGGCAAAAAGTTCTTTGAAGTGAACTATCGCATAACAACCTTGTTTATGTAGTATATGACACGACTGATATAAAATTTTGTCTTTTCTGGATGCGATACCAATTCGCGTTAGTGTTTCTTTTACCTTAAGGAAATCATCATCTTCTTTTAGAATAATTTCAACACCATAATTACCAAACACACTCATTATACCACCCCTCTTTTTAAATTTTCTTCCCAGGGTATAAACTGTAAATTACTAATTGACGCGCATATTTCTGGAGTGATACCCTCACGAAAACAATTGATAACAGGATTGATATGGTCTACTTGATATCCGCCAGATACCCCGCATAAAGTTCTTGGTTTGTTATCTGGATTAAGTATGGCAATGTTTTCAGCATAAATTTTTTCTGTTAGGTAGTAAACTTTAGTAATATATTTTTGCCGTTCGGTTTTATTATAATTTCTGGTAATGGAAAACTTCTTTAACAATCTTGTTATATTTGAAATCGAACAACCAAATTTTTCTGCTATCTGGCGGTTCGTAATTTTATTATGCGCTACTAATTTTTGTAATGTTTCTTTGTTTATTTCGAATTGTTTATTATTACCGCCGCCCGGTGGACGAATCGCAATATCATAATGTTTCAGCCATTTCCTTACTCTGGTTTTATAGGTACCGAATAGATCTGCAATCTCCTGTTGGGTGTATTTAGAATATAATTCTTCAATTTTTTCTTTTTCTGGGATACAATTATAACCATATTCCTGTTGATATAATTTCATCAAATCACTCCTTTATTATATTTATAAAAAAGTGGCATTACAAAGAGTTATTTCATGGCACCACCCTTATACAACTTTGCTCTTATTGCTTCAATATCATCGCCTGTCATAATCAAAAGGGCTTCTCTTGCTCTTTCATTGTTGTAGCCGTAGTATTCTTGAACCACATCAATGTCTTTTATTTTATCAGGCTTTGCCCATGGAACAAACTTTCGTTTCTTGGGCACGATAGTATTTATAAGATAGTCGTGTTGCATAAAGGTAGGTGTGTTAGGTCTGAAATTCAATTCATTGACCCTAAGGGTGGTGTCGGGGTAACGAGAATAGGCTCTATTGATAATGAACGCATTGTAATCCTTCAGCACCACTTCTGGATTATCAGAGGTACGAACGATATCAACGCCTTTATCAATGGCTTTTGTGAAGTCAAATGGTGAACTCATAATATGATCTTATCACTTTTTCAGAGTTATGTCAATCTAATTTCTCCTCTTTTTTGAACAAAGTACCCGTTACTTTGCAAGAGGTGAATGGCACCGTCAACCCGTTGTCTTTTGACTTTGGCTCGGCGATGTTTGGCGCGCTCTTTACGAGGCGTCGATTCTTTCTTAGGTAGTTTTAGCTGGTGAAACATTTGTCTCCTTTCGCTGTTACTACCTATTTAGTCTATTACTCTTTTTACAGTTTTTCTGTCCATTTCTTTTGGCATAAACCACAGGTGATTGTCGAACCTGTTACAACCTTTACCGATTCAGGGTGACTACATTCGTTTTGAATCTTCGTAATTTTTTCCTGGGCGTACCGAATTTCTCGTTTCAAATAATCTACGGTGTTCATTTGAAATCCGCCGATGCCATAATTTCTACCAACAAGGCCATGGTGTTAACCTCCTTGTCAGCCACAAAGGCATCCTTATATTGGTAATCTGCCATAAGCACCACCAATTCGGGAATGTCATGCGGTTCAATATATTCGTGGGCTGTGTCATAGAGTTGGCGCATAAGGGTGTTGAAATCGTTGTCAAGGTTTTGGGCTACCCACTTACGAGCGACCGTAAATTCCTTATTCTTCAGAGCGACCATCAATTCCTTCATTTTGACTTCTGACAAATTGGCTAGAAGACCCGAATCAATCTTGCCGTTAGCCGCAGAGTACCGTTGAAGTTCATTCAAGACCCGGCGATAATCGGGAAAATGTTTCTGAATAATTTCAGCCACAACCTTCTTGTCATACTCAACATTCTCGGTGTCAAGAATAGTCATGACCCGTTTCATAAAGCCCATTGCCATTTCTGGCTTGTCTTTATTCGTCATTTTGAAATCAATGATCGACATACGGGATTGAATGGGTTCGATAAGCCTGTTCACATAATTACAGGTCAGGATGAAGCCACAGTTTTTTGAGAATGCTTCGACAAAGCCACGCAGTCCTGGCTGTACCCAGTTAGGGTCAAGATAATCCGCCTCATCAATGATAACGAATTTCTTGCCACCCATCAAAGAGACAGAAGACGCATAAGAAGAAATGTCGGTGCGGAGTTTGTCTTTGTTTACATCAAGCGAACCGTTGACCAAATAACTGTCGGCACCCATTTCCTTCAACATAGCCTTAGCAACGGTTGTCTTACCGCAGCCAGGACCACCAGTCAATAGGAGATTAGGTACATCTTGTTTATCGACAAAGGCTTGAAATGTGTCCTTCAACCTTTGCGGAAGGATACAATCAGCTATTTTTTGTGGTCTGTAGGCTTCCACCCATAGAGTTTCTTGCATGGCGTTTTCCTAATTCTGATTCTGGGTCAATTGTGTATTCAGAGATCGTGTTAGATGTTTCCACCTTTACGATGGTGGAAACACCTTCATCACGAACGGTCAAAATCATTTTATCCATCAAATGTAGAACCAGATTCCACGGCAACGAAGTATTCAACATCGGTTGCGGTAAATTGTGCGATACCTTTGGAAGTCATTTTGATCGCATAATCACGTGGCAAGAACTTCCAATTTTCCATTTTGAAAATCATACGGAAGGTCGACTTAGTAGAACCAACGCCAATCTGAAAAGTATCAGAGCCGTCGTTCTTAGCGTCAAGCGCGGTTACATAGATGGTTGAACCATCACCGATAACACCGATATCGGGAAGCTGGGTTACTGAAGCAGCCTTTAGGATTTCGCCAAGTGTAGCCGACGACATATCAAAAACGACTTCAGGGTCAACAGAAAGTTCTTTCTTGGGTGGCGCGGTGATAAGCGAAGCGTCTGCAAAGGCATATCGCCCCGAGGCTTTGCCGTTTTTGATTTGAACAGAGCCAACATCAAAATCAAATGTAGGGTCATCAAAGAGGTTGATGAAACCTAGGAACCTGTTTAGGTCATAGATGGCAAAATCAGCCGGAATATCATCAGCAATCTTGGCTTTTGCCATAATCGTCTTTTGAGGTGAAACGGTAGCCAACGATTTGCCTTCTTCAAACAAAATCGACTGGTTGATTTGGGAGAAGTTTTTCAGAACCTCAAGGGTATCGGGAGAGAATTTCATTACAAAGTTTCCTTTTCAAAGTATAGTTGATCATATCACGCGGTTAGGATTTTGTCAATACTATTTCGCAAATCTTCTTTGGTGCTTTGATTATAAATTTCACGATCAAAATCACCAGATACCCATGACCATTCAGAAGCATGAACATTAGGATACATGCCCGGCATATGCTCTGGTTCATACATAGCGATTTCCCACCAATCGGGGAAAGTTCTACCATGAATACACCAGATTTCTCCACCCAGATCACCGATAAGTTTCATTTCGTTTGGAAATCTTACGTCGGTAATCACAATGTTTTGGCCTTCAGTGGGTAATCTGTTTTGCATCGCCGCAAGCCAAATATCTGGATGAAAACCATCCCGCATAACTTCGGTGCCCATTAATTGCAGAGCCAAGCGTGGTGTAAAGCCAGGCTTTTTCAATTTCAATGACCACCATTCGTCTACTTCCTCGCGGAATAAACGGCTTTCTTCGGTGTCGCCTTCCAATAAAGACCTTTCCCAGCCGAACAAAGCCGCGGTCATATCCTTGAGAGGAGCGGCAAACGAATCGGCTTCGAAATCATGCCAATCCGTCAACCAGTTTCCGACGGTTCCTTTACCAGAACCGATTAGCCCTACAAGACCAATAATCATGTTGTGGCTTTCAGGCGCTTCTTTTTCCTTACAGGTGGTTCGATAACAGGACCAGTTTTGGCTGAATTGGCCAAATCTTTCCGCTGTTGAACGACTCTTGTATCAATCGTTGCGGCTGCGCCAATCTCTGCGAGGTCAGCAAGAGAACCACCAAAAGTATACGAACCACAATGCTGTAAGCGCATCCATGGGCAGAGCCAGACTTTGATATCGGCTTTTCTAGCCCACTGACAGAACATGTAATCTTCTGACAGGTAGCGTTTCGAATAACCTTCGTCGTCTTTATAGTCAACCAACTTCTCAAGGTCAGCCACAATATCTTCTTTCGGCAAATCAGCATCAATCAAGTTGCGGAGCCGTTGGTGCATTTGGGTATTCTTGTCGTCAATGACGCAATCAAAGAAAGCCATGATTTCACGGGTGCCATCGAAAGCGTCTGTACGAACGTGGTCTGGTCGGTACATGAATTCTGGATATGCAGCCGCATATTTTTCAAGAGCCGAACGGTGGATCATCATAAAGCCTGTTCCACCCTCCATAACCTCAACAGGAATATCAATCTGAATTTCTTCAGAGCCACCGACTGGGTTGAAAACATAGTCGCCGACATATTTCTCAAGGTTGTTTGGGTTCTTGTCTGCAAAGCCACGGTCGACCGCATGTTTAATCTTTTCCCATGCGATGGTTTTCTTTGGATAAGGACCACAGATAATTTCTTTGTCGTCGGCTGGGTCCAATAGTGCGGCCAGTGTCAGAACATCATTCGGGTCGAATCCAATATCCGAATCAATGAACATCAGGTAATCAAAATCACTTCGCAAAAATTCATCAACCAGATAGTTACGGGCGCGGGTGATTAGGGATTCATTGAACAGGTAAAAGAACTTTACCTCAATGCCATACTTTGTCGAAAGCATAGCCAAGTCGGCTGTGGATTTGGTATACATGCCATGGCAGTTTCCACCGTACATCGGTGTTGCGACGAATATTCGGCGTTTTCTTAGTTCTTCAACGTCAATAGATACTTCCATTATATTTCCTCATTATTTACATTTCACTTACCATTATATAGTAAAACTCACAGTATGTCAATACAAAAATACCAACAAAGTGGGTATTTTCCTATGATATGTAATCGCCGTTTTCATAAGATTTCAACTTATGCTGTGGTGAACAAATGGTCCAAAGATTAGATGGAACCATATTATCCCTGTCACCATCAATATGGTCAACATCAAGAATTGCCTTATAAACATGCAGGCGTTCATTGAAACGCATTTCTGAAAATGATGGCTCATCAGGACTAGAAACATATCGCTCGTAACAATCACAACCAGGAATCTCACAACGATTCTTTTTGTACTTCTGATAGATGGTATCTCGGTCTGTAGAGGAGCCCGAGGTTGACGAACCAACCAAATTTGAACCCACATCATTTAAGGAATTTAGAGTTATCCAAACAGCATCCGATGGCACATTCTTATCAACAAAAGTTTTGACCCCTTCGATTGACCCAGAAGAAGTTATCCCAATAGGCTGAACGCAGTTGGTTGCCATGAAATAATTGTAAATCGTTTCGCGGTCTTCGGCTGAAGCCTCTGAAAATTCACCGGCTGTAAAATAGAAATCTCGTTCACAACGGTTCAAGCGACCGTAATATTGAATCGAGTTATTATATACACTTGCAGAATTTTCAATACGTCTTGCCAAGGCAACCGCACCTAGATTTGGTACATTGATACCCACACTGCCAAGTTCAACAACAATAGCAAATAACAAATCGGATTTGTTGTCAGCCAGATCACAAAAAACTTCCCTTGATGTATCATAGCCCTTACTACGCTCGTTATGGTTATTTACAGCGAAGTTGCCACCCTCAAGGTTTAATGTGACTCCATCATATTCTATGGTGGTGTTTTGATATTGGTTTATGAATTTTTTCATATCTCTTCTGGCATGCCATATGTTGTATGGCATAGCTTTCGAACCAACTTTCAGAATACCAGTGACCTTTGTTTGGTGGAAATTCTTAAGGGCTTCGGGCTTCTCCTCTTTCAAATATTTCACAATAGCGTTTTTGACCAAGATTGTTTTGACCAGTTCTTCTGTACTATCTGAATAGGTCGTGGTAAAAATCGGGTCAAAGACGGCGGGCTTCGAATATGATGCCGACGGCATATCATTGGATACCATCACATATTTTTCTTTGCTTTCAATATGACTGGTCATCGGGGTGCCAGAGAAACCGAAACGGTATTCCACATCGCCATCTATAACAGAATTATACCACCGGGCTTCATAGTTTGAGTGCCCCCCGGCGCTACCATGCCCCAAGTCGAAATAATACAACAAGTCACTAGGACAACCACCATGATGGATTTCATCCCAAAACAATCCAGTGAAACTAGCGTTCAAGTTGGCATAGTTATTGAGCCATGTCTGAATCGTTGTCACAACAATGTTGATACCTGTCTTTTTGATACCGATGAAATTGTTGAAAACATCTACTCGCCCAGGAGAACTAATGTTGTATTCATGTGAGGTATAGGTTTCATATACCGTCTCGTAAATTTCATCAACTAATTCGGTCGACGGCGCAAGAATAATAAAATTCAGGCTCTCTTTCTTAAGGTCAACACCTGCGTTGATCTTCTTGACTACTATTGCGGGGATGATGCCATTAATAACGGTATATGTTTTACCATTGCCGGTATCGGCGCTAAGGATTCCAATCTGGCCATCAGATTCATTGCTATCAATAAATCTAAGGGCGGGTTCAACGAGATATTTTTGTTGGTTAACCCGAAGAATATCAGGAATGTCCCAGGCGTTTTTCAAATAAGTCATTCTCTCTCTTGGTTTTCGATCTTACTATTTGATCATGCACTATTTCTGACCAAATGTCAATACTAAAAATTGATAAAATGCTGCCGGAAGCGAGAAACTTCCGGCAGCGCCCTTCTAGGGAGAGAAATGTAAGAGAGACCTAGAAGGGTGTAAGGTCGTCGCCATTATGCAAGCCGCTGGCATCATCCGGTTCGGTAACCGCAACGGCTTCCTCGTCGGTAGCGGAGTAAAGCGACAGGAACGATTCCTTGGTCGCATCATCAAACCGGTTCAGGCAAAGTTCGACTGCCTCGTAACGGTCACCGAAGACGGCGAAGGTGTTCGCAATGTGAACAAGACGACGGGTTGAAATAATTTCATCAACACCACCAGCGTAAAAAGTTTTACGGATGGTCTCGGCCCACATTGTCAATTTGTCAATGAAGGTTGAGTCGCCAGGGAGGTCAAGAGATTCGAAAACCTTCGAAAGGATTTTCTTTTCAACGGCCAGGGCAGGGTATTCCTGCTCGACAGTAACGGTGAACCGCTCAAGAAAGGCTTCGTTCAAAACGTTGGTGCCGATGAAGCGACCGTCTTCTGAACCCTTACCTTTGGTATTCGCAGTACCGACAATCGTGAATCCCTTTGCAGGGGCTACGGTCTCACCAGTCTTTTTGATGAAATACGAAGCGCCCTCAAGAATCGACTGAAGACACATGATCTTCGAAGGGTGACCAAGGTCGATTTCATCCAACAGGAGAATCGCGCCTTCTTCCATGGCTTTGATAACTGGGCCTTTGAAAAACATTGTCTCGCCATTGACAAGACGGAAGCCGCCAATCAAATCATCCTCGTCGGTTTCGACGGTGATGTTGGTACGAATCAACTTCCGACCAAGTTTGGCAGCGACCTGTTCAATCATATAGGTCTTGCCGTTACCGGACAAACCAGTGATAAACGTAGGGAAGAACCTTCCAGACTTGAAAATTTTCTCAAGTTGTTTTGCGAAGCCGAAGGGCACAAAAAGTGCGTCACGTTTAGGAATCAAATTTTGAACCACTTTCAAAACGGAGGGCGCAGGCTTGGCTGCTTCTTCAATCGAAACAACATTTTCGATTACGGTGGATTCCGTATTCGCAATGGCGACTGTTGCGTTAGGAACAACAAGTGCGGCTGGGCCCTCAAGGACTCCAGCCTCAGCCAAAGGCAATTTACGAGTGTTCCGGCCTGCGGAATACTTTTTCATCCAGTTATATGAAGACTTCTGGCCGAGGGCCTCGGAGACTTCATCGGCCTGGGCGATACTAATGTATTCACCAAAGCGTTTGTAGGCTTCTTGAACGAAATCGGTACGGACTTGATTTAACATATTTTCTTTTCTCTCTCTCTTGGTTTCTGATCTTACTATCTGATCATGCACTATTTTCGACCAAATGTCAAGCGAAATCGACATAAAAGGTGCACATTTCTCACCTTTTATGCGATTTTTTCAACGAACCGGGTCAGAAGAACACGCTTTTCTTTCAAACCTTTAGTTGAATCCATGAACGCTTTCCGAACTTGCCCTTTAGTTGACTGGGCAGTAACGCCGGTCAGGTCAGTATTTCCAGAACGAAGCGAATCGCCATCGGCAATGAAATACAATTCAGAGTAGCCTTGGTCCTTTACGATAGTAAAGTTGGCGCTACGGAATTCCTGGTAAGACTCTTGACCGCCAGGTGTTTGGAACTGGTTCCGACGACCGGTATAGGCACAGCCGTGCCGAGAATCGAAGGCATCAATAAAAGACTTTTTGTTTTTATTGGTCAGGAAAAAGCCCATAACTTCATTTCCAGAAACAGCCCGGAAATAATCAAGGAACTGCCGAGTAGGGTTTTGGTCAACCAACTCATTGATATAACCACGCTTCTTATCGGTCAGAACCAACGTCTTGTTACGAAAACTGTAACTAGAAGCGATAACGTGATCCTTGTGTTCACCGTTCATGAAGCCGCCGTACATGCTATCGCCATCCGTCAAGAAAACGGTGTTGACAACTTGAACATTGTTCCGCTTGGTGAACCGCTCGACAACATCAGCCGCAGCAATAATGGTATCATTCAAAGGCGTTCCGCCAAGTTGAACTGCACCACCAGCACGACGCGCCAGCATCATCATTGTTTTCATCATCTGGCGAAAATCGTTTCCAGACATTTTGCTTGAAAACATATTCATCAACCGGAAAGATTCATCAAACACATATTCACCGTCTTTGGGTGAAGGCTGCATCAGGTTGAAAGGTTGACCATCTATGTCGTTCCGTCCGCCAGTCAACTTTTCCATTTCAGGACGGTCGGTGAAGGCATAAACTTCAAAAGGAATTGAAACACGACGACAAAAAGTCACGAGGTTCAAAAGTTGCTCGATGGTGCCACGCATGTTGGTTGTCATTGAGCCAGACCAATCAATGAACATAACAAGTCCGTGGTTCTTGCCACCAACAACGGTTTCGGCTTTCGCAAAAATGTCGTCATTGAACTGGTAAGAATGCAACTTGAGTGGGTCAAGAATTCCAGACTTAGAAGAACGAGTCCGCGAAAGTTCGTCAGCCGCTTTCTTCATTTCGAATTCTTTAACCATCCAATTAATGGCTTTGTTATTGTCAGCACGCCACTGAATCAAATCCTGGTCAACTTTTCCCCATACATCCTCGGCGTAATATGCTTCAACATATTTGTTGGTTTCCTCAATAACAACATTCCAAGGCACGGTAATCAAATCGGTGTTGATATCAGGAACAGAAACATACTTAATTTCTGAAGCATTGGTATCAGCCATTTGCTCAACAGCATCCGTGAAAAGTTCGTCGGTTTCAGCAATAGGATCGTCGTCAGATTCTTCAACATCTTTTTCTACAACAGAGTCTTCACCCTCTTCAGATTTTCCACCGGAAGATTCTTTAGGCTCGTCGTCGTCTTCTTCTTCTGAATCGTCGTCACCTTCTTCATCGGTAGAACCGCTGGTTTCGGTGTCGTCTTCATCTTCTGAATCATCTTCTTCAGACTCTTCAGGCTCACCCTCTTCAGGCTCGCCCGCTTCTTCACCGGAAGAATCCGTTTCGGGAGAATCGTCTTCTTGGTCGTTCTCGTTTTCTTCTTTTTGCTTTTCAAAAAGTTCGTCAGCAAGAGCGACGGCTTGGTCAAAAGTTTCCAGTTTCATCAACCGGTCCCAATAAACGGCTTCATCACCCTCAAAAGAAATATCAAGGTTGGCTCCGGCCTTTGCAGCCACATTGAACCGGTCAATCAACTTCATTGTTTCAAGACGACCGACAATATTTTCACCGAAGAAATTTTGTTCGATCATCCACTTGTAGCCAAGATGATAAGAACGCTTCAGACCGGGAAAATGACGTTTTGTCAATTTCTCAATACGAGCATCTTCAACAATGTTCAGAAAGGATTTGTAGCCCTTGCCTTTGTATTTACCGGCGGGCATAATTGCGTCATGCAATCCTTCGGCCGGAGTATTGATTCCGTGACCGTAGGCTTCATGGGAAGTCAAAACATCCATTGTCTCAGGCGGGCAATCTTTCCAAACTGGAAGAGTCACAACGCGATCCTTGAGATTAATGGAGGCTGTTTTACAACCGGGAACATGACGAACCGTCATATTTTCGGAGGCAAACAGGTTGGTCAGACGACTTACTGACTCGATTGATTTTTGAACTGACATATACATATATTCTCTCTTGGTTCTTGATCTTACTATTTGATCATGCACTATTTCTGACCAAATGTCAACCAAAAAGCAGGGTTAGAATGTCGATTTATGAAGAAAAAGCGAATTAATGAGAGTTAGTGCCTACTGTGTGACATTTATGCAACACTTACCGCTGCCAGTTGGAAATAAGTTTCAAACCATAGTTATTCACCTCGTTGGTCAGGCTTTCCTCTACCCCAGGCTTGAACCGGGGCTTGTTCCGTTTAGCGAATCCGCTGTAATCCACATGGTGGTGCCAGCGACCATATTTCCATGACAGCCGGCAAACGTCCGGGTGCATATCCACCAACATTTGAGATTTATTCATGGTGCCTTCGGCGTCATAAAACTCCGCAGAGTTACCGCCCTTGACGGTTTGGGTTTTGTCTTTGCCCTGCAAGAAAATATTGAACTGACAGGTCACGTCGCCGTCTTTCATCACGTTAAGCGATAGGTCGGTATCTTCATTATAGCGACCACGCCACCTATGCCTGCAATCGTTCAAGATGTATAGGCAAGAATAAATCCTGGTGTTGAAAAGGAATGGTGGTCTGTCACTATCAGGCGGAACAAAGAACCGATAATTGAAACCAGAGACAGGGATATTTTCATATCGGTCAATGAAGTCTTCGGCAATTTTGAAAATTACACCACTCTCTACCCGAATGCGTTTGTTCTTATGCAGCCGATAGAAATCTGAAATGTTATCATCTAGTACCCAATGACCAATGAAGTCGTTTGCGATCGAATGGTCCCAACACCA